GGCATACCGCCCTCAAAGATAGGATACTTTGCCTTTACGCGCCAAGCGGCTTATGAAGCAGTGGATCGTGCGTGTCAGCGCTTTGGTCTTGATGAAAACCAACTACCATGGTTCCGTACACTACACAGCTTTGCTTTGCGTTTGTCTGGTATACGGGCCGAACAAGTCATGCAAAACGAACACTACAAAGAACTATCCGATACTATCGGTATAAAACTGGTGCCTGACAACGGTGGTGGCGATAATATTTTTGAGTCTAGCGCCAATGCAGACCCTTACCTTAGTATCATAAACTTAGCGCGATTGAAGAAGATACCTCTGCGCAAGCAGTATAATCAATCCGACAGTAATATAGACTGGATGACGTTATCTTACGTGGCACGGTCCATACAAAGCTACAAAAGCCGACTAAAGGTGTATGATTTTACCGATATGTTAGAAATATTTGTTAACGAAAGCTCTAAGTTCTGTCCACACCTAAGTGTTAGTTTTATAGATGAAGCACAGGACCTGTCCCCCTTACAATGGGACGTTGCGCACATTATAGAGAAATATTCTGATAAAATTTACTGTGCGGGGGACGATGACCAAGCTATATACAAGTGGGCGGGGGCTGATGTCGAGCACTTCATAGGACTTAATGGGGGGTACGAGGTGCTTGAACAGTCCTACCGCGTACCACAGAACATACATCCTTTGGCCTCGCGTATATCCAAACGCATACACAAGCGTGTCCCAAAAACCTATTTGCCCCGCCCAGAGGACGGCTTGGTAAAACGCATCAACGATGTATCAGAGATAGATCTATCCGAGGGCACATGGCTCATACTTGCCCAAGCTAACTACTTTTTACACAGTCTTATAGATAATCTAAGAAGTCGTGGTCATCTGTTTGCGTACCACGGTAAACGATCCATCTCGCAAAAGATAAGCGAAGCGGTAAACGGATGGGAACAAATGCGTAAAGGACGAGAGATAACCGCTCCTGTGGCCCGTGTTATCTACAGCTATATGTCTGTCGGCAATCGTGTAAAGCGCGGTTATAAAAAAATACCGCACCTTATGGAAGATGAAACCGTAACACTTGATGCGCTACAGCGCGATCATGGCCTGTTTGCCACTATTGATATGATATGGCACGAGGCCATGGATAAGATACCCGACAGCGAAAGAGCCTACATTACCGCTCTACTCCGTCGCGGAGAGAAGTTTAATGGCACGCCTCGTATAACATTATCCACGATCCACGGATCAAAGGGTGGTGAAGCCGAAAACGTTGTGCTATTTACTGATGTGTCCCCCGCCGCATCCAAAGCCGCGGAACAGGACCCTGACGAACTGCACCGTGTATTTTACGTCGGTGTAACCCGAACTAAAAAAAATCTATATTTAATCGAGCCAGAAGACGCATTGAGGAGTTACAGCATATGAACAGGAAAAAAATACTAGCAAAAGCCGAGAAGATGATTAACGGCCCACGGGCCAAGGCTTACGGTGATGCTCACGAAAACCACAAACGCATAGCAAAGATGTGGTCGGTTATACTGGAGAAAGAGGTAACCGTATCGCAAGTCTATCAATGTATGATAGCGGTCAAGCTGTCCCGCCTGATAGAAACACCAGACCATGAGGACAGTTGGCTCGATGTCTGTGGCTACGGCGCCCTTGGGGGAGAAAAATAATGGCATTGCAACTCGCGTTTGATACGCCGAAGTCCGAATGGCTACCGCCAATCGAGCTCCCCAACATCTTTGAAGCCAAACAAATAGCCATAGATGTTGAAACACGGGACCCTAATATAAAAGTACTCGGGCCGGGGTGGGCACGAAATGATGGCGAAGTGGTAGGGTACGCTGTTGCCGTCAGCGATTGGTCAGGATACATACCCATCCGTCACAAATACGGCGGTAATCTGGACGAGCGCATTGTTAACAAATGGCTGAAGAAAGTCTTTGAATGCCCCGCCGATAAAATCATGCACAATGCGCAGTACGATGCGGGATGGATACGACGTATGGGCTTCACACTCAACGGTCGGATCATTGATACCATGCTTATCGCGGCTCTACTGGACGAAAACCGATTTAGTTACAGCCTGAACGCTCTGGCCTACGATCATCTTGGCAAGGTAAAATCCGAAAAAGGACTGACAGAAGCCGCAAGAGGGTTTGGTCTGGACCCAAAAGCCGAGCTCTGGAAGATGCCTGCGATGTATGTGGGACCGTATGCCGAGGGAGACGCCGAGCTAACACTCGAACTTTGGAACTATCTGTCGGGACAACTCGGTAAAGAGGACCTATGGCCCATCGCTAATCTTGAGCTCGATCTACTACCGTGCCTGATTGACATGACATGGCGCGGAGTACGGGTCGATCAGGACAAGGTTGAGCGCACGCGCAACTCTCTACTCAAGCGCGAGAAAGACGTACTGAGCCATATCAAGAAACTTGTGGGGCATGACATAGAAATATGGGCCGCCGCCTCTATAGCGAAAGCATTTGAGGCTCTCAGCATCGAATACCCACGGACCGAGAAAGGCGCACCATCGTTCACGAAACAATTCCTGAGCGATCATACACACGAACTCCCGCAGTTAATTGTCCAAGCCCGTAACCTAAACAAGACCTCGGGGACCTTTATCAATACAATTATGAAACATTGTCACTCGGATGGACGCATACACAGCCATATAAACCAAATACGATCCGACGACGGCGGTACCGTATCAGGGCGTATATCTATGAATAACCCAAACCTACAGCAGATCCCCGCTCGTGATCCCGAGCTTGGTCCCATGATACGTAGTTTGTTTCTGCCTGAAGAGGGTGAGCAATGGGCTGCGATTGACTTCTCGCAACAGGAACCACGCATCTTGGTCCATTATGCCTACGTGTATGGTAAAAGTAAGGGGCTCACGCTTGACGGTGTAGAAGAATTTGTCCACGGCTATCGGAACAATCCCGACATGGACTTTCACACAATGGTTGCAGAAATGGCACAGATACCACGAAAGCAAGCAAAAACAATAAACTTGGGCCTGATGTACGGCATGGGGGTCGGTAAAATGTCTGACCAACTGGATATCTCGCTTGACGAAGCCAAGGACTTGGTCCGTCAGTACCACACACGAGTGCCTTTTGTTAAGATGCTGATGACAGGCGTGCAAAACAGACTCAACGACAAAAGCAGTAGCGGTTCTATTCGGTCCCTGTTAGGACGCAAATGTCGGTTTGATCTGTGGGAGCCCGATACATTCGAGATGAACAAAGCGCTCCCGTACCGCGAAGCGGTGCAAGAGTATGGTGATACGACACGCCTCAAACGTGCGTATACCTACAAGGCCCTGAATAGATTAATTCAGGCATCAGCCGCTGATATGACAAAAAAAGCTATGATTGATATATATAAAACAGGCCGTATACCACTTATACAGATCCACGATGAGATAGCTATGTCCGTAAAAGACATAAAAGATGCAGAAACTGTTTCGCAGATGATGGAAACTGCGGTAGACTTAGAGATACCGAGCAAGTGTGATATTGAGGTCGGCCCCGACTGGGGAACTGCCAAATAATATACTGCTAACACTTTTTTCGGTTCTTTCCTTCAATACTCAAGCCCCGCGTTGCGGGGCTTTTTTTCTTGCATCTTTACATATTATCTTATATAGTCCTGTAAGATACTATATAAGGACACCTTATGGACACAGAAAAATGGAAATCGGTCCTCGTTCCCAAGGAAGTGTACGAGGAAATTAAGCGGACGAGCTCGGATCGCGGACGGACTATCAGCGGTCAACTAAAAATTATCTGGCAAATCTATAATAAGTTGAAAGATAAGCTTGATCCTAAGCCTTGACTAAAAAAAATTTGGCTATAGTATGGGATAAATTATATATATTACTATAAAGAGGAGCTAGACTATGACACCTAAAGTGCTATACTATGTATTATTTTTAATAACTTTACCTGATGTGGAAGCAAAGGAACATCTAGTGCATCGTATCGTTTTTGAAAAAGAAGAAAATTGTCTGTATCACGCGAAAATGTTTAACCAACACGAAGATCCGTGGGTACAGAAACCTAATTGTGTAGCGGTAGAAAGCTATTACAGCTATCCCGAAGTACGCCTTCCGTTACGTAAGCCCGAGTTTATGAAATGAAATTAGAATATTTAGCCAACATTAATAATTTTATTAAAAAAACTACCACGGACCACCAGATCCGTCATTTTAGCAAGGAAGTTATTGATACATTTAAACGCATGACCCGCCGTAAAAAGAAAAAAGATTTAGATTATTCTAAGATTTTTGATGACGAAGAAACAATTAAACGAATAAAACGAAAAAAAGACTTGTAAAGTCTTATATAGTCGCGTATAACTACATACTGAGGGAAGTCATAGGCCCTCTCCCGTAGTTATGAAGAGCCCTCCAGAGATCTGGGGGGCTTTTTTTGTGTTGACAGGCCCTTTTATCTGTGATTATATGGGACTATGTCAACTACAGGAGAAAACTATGGATAAAGAATATCTAAAAAATTTTAAGGACGGCGTGGCTGATGCTTTACTAAACGGTAACATGGCTGAAGAATATTCTGATGGCTACAAGCAAGGCTATGATTTCGGTTTAACCATGTATCAACGTCTGTCCGAGGAGAATGGCGATGAATAAAGTATGGGTATTTAAATTTAGGGAAAACGGTGACGAAGATGATGTAGTCGTGTTTGACTCTAAGCCGTCCAGAGAACAAATGGATCA